GAAGGTGCAATATGGTTAGGAAATTTTAACGTAAAGCTAATAAATCTAAGAAAAAGGAAGTAAAAATGAGCAAACAAAAATCCAAAGAGGGAAAAGAACAATACATGGACAGGGACAAACTACTGTCCATAGTAACTGCAATTAAATCAGGTACATCCGTCAATGGACAGGAAGATAGTATGGGATATTTTTATTTCTCAGGTAAGAATATCATATCTTACAATGGAATTGTCGCTTACAAAGTTCCATTAAAAACACCCTTCTCTACATTCATCCGTGCAAATGACCTCTTCAATTTGCTGTCCAAAACAAAACCAGGAAAAATATTGTTTAAGCAAAGCAGTGGAGGTGTGAAATTTAAAACTAAGCATATCAATGCTGACCTTGCCACCATTGAAGACAAGGATTATATTTCCAAAATAAAAATCATTCAGAAATCATCCGGAGGTAAAGACTGGACAAAGATACCGGACAACTTCGTTGATATAATTGGAATGTGTGAGAAAATTCATGTGTCCACTGAAGTTGAATCCGTACTGTCCTGTGCATCCATAAATAAAAAAACCTGTATCTCTTCCGATAATCAAAGAGTTGTGAAAGGTAAATTTACTTCCTCAATGGATGATATGCTTTTGCAGTGTTCTGAGATCGGGAAACTGAGAGATCATAAACCTGTGTTGTACAGCATTTCAAAAGCGTTTCTTCATTTTAAAAATGAGGAGGGGTGGCTGTTCTCAATACGTAAGAAGGTTGGAAAGTTCCCATCGTTTGATGCAATTTTTGATTTCAAAGGAACAAAATTTGAACTGCCATCGGAACTAACAGAAGGGATTGATGCTGCAACTATATTCGTTGATTCCTTTCAGCCATTTATTAATCTATCCCTTGAAGAAAATAAATGCATTCTGTCAATCAAATCCCAATATGGCAAAATCAAATACAATTCAAAGATCAAATATAAGGGTAAAGAAATATCCTTTGGTGTGAACCCTGAGTTCTTAAAGAGTATGCTGAAGCACTCCACGACTCTTCTGGTTGATAAGGACAAAACCAAACTGAGACTGGAAACTAAGGAATACTCAATGATAACTGCCCTTTACAGTGAGGAGTAAACAATGAAACAGGAACTTGAAACAATTTTTGATGATATTAAATCCGGACATACACAGGAAGATGTGCAATCCAATATTTCAGAAGCCGTTTATGATTTCGTTGATGATGGATGGGAAGAAGACTTTGATGATGAACATGCAGCTTACGCTGAAACCGGAAGAGGTGAAGCGGAGAGTGACATCATAACCGACTTGATAAATGTCAATGGAGGTAGGGGGTTGTCAATTGATGACCATTGTGAACTGTTCGATGCCATTGCGGAACATTATGATATAAGTGTAAATTAAATGCAACCATTCCTTTCTAAGGAAAGATTATGGTATACTGATCGGAAAATGCAAAGGAGTATTAAATGGGATTCTTTACTGATTCAGAGTTAAAGAAAAATAAAATAGAAGTTGATCCAGATATGTTGATATCGAATTGTAAGAAGTGTAAAATCAATCCCGATAAACTGCGAACAAAGGTGGACATATCTGGTGAGGGTAAAAAGAAAATACTCATTGTCGGTGGGTGTCCTACTTCTGAAGAAGATTTATATGGTAATGCATTTATTGGAGAAGAGGGCTTTTTCTTAGCCAAGTATCTGAAAAAGCATGGAATAATTCTAAATAAGGACTGTTGGAAAGTAGATGCTGTAAGATGTAGACCTGCTAATGGACTTCCAACCAATAGTCAAATACAATCCTGCTACCCTTGGTTGAAGAAAAAAATATTAGAGCTAAAACCGACTACCATTGTACTTTTTGGAGCAGTTGCAATAACTTCTTTATTAGGAAAAGATTTCTCAAACCGTACAGTCAACCGATGGAGAATGGCATGTATTCCAGACAATGAATTTAAATGTAACATAATACCGCTACCTCATCCCCATGAAATTCTGAGGAATGAAAAAGATAAAAACTCCAAGATGCAATTGCAACGTGATTTGGATCGTGCTGCAAAGTATTTAATACCCAAACCATTCCCTCCTGTCATAGATTACGAGTCATTTGTCACAAAATTGACCGATTTCAAGAGCATAGTAAGCTACTTAAAGAAGATTATAAAGAAAAAGCCTACCATAGCCTATGATTATGAAACAACAGGCTTAAAACCGTATAGAAAAGGGCATAAAATAGCTACTATTGGCATTGCTACATCTCCCACTGCTGCTGCTGCCTTTCCTTTTAACTACAAAAACTACTGGACAAAAGAAGAACTGAGTATCATAAGGAAGTTGTGGAAAAGGATTCTCAAAGATGATGAGATTAAAAAAATAGCCCATAACTGGAAGTTTGAATCACTGTGGTCCAAAAAGATGTTCCACGTGAAACCAAAGTGTCATTTTGATACAATGATGGCAGCACATATTTTGGATAACCGATCAGCTTATTCTGGATTGAAATTTCAAACCTATATAAATTTTGGTGTTCGTCCATATGATGACAGCATAGCTCAATTTCTAAAGTCAAAGAATGGAGAATTTAATACGGTTGAAAAAGCACCCTTTAAGGATCTGCTTACATACAATGGATTAGATTGTATCTTTACCTTTATGTTGTATGAAAAATTCATACCAAGAATTGTAAACAACAGAGGATTATTAAGAGCTTACAATTTCTTTATTGAAGGACTAAATGTTATGGGGGACATACAACACAATGGTATTCCCGCTGACATGAGTTATTATGTAAAGACGGACAAGAAATTAGATAAGAAGATCAAAAAGCTTAAAAAATATTTAACTTCTGGAAGAGAAGCCAGAGCATTTGAGGAAAAGTACAGCCGACCAATCAAAATAACTTCCAATAAAGACTTAGGCAAACTATTCTTTGATGTTCTTGGAAAAGATCCTGTCTATACCGATAAGGGTTCCTATAAAACGGACAAAACAACATTAGAATCCCTTAACCTGCCATTTGTTGAAAAACTCCTGAAGATGAAAAAGTATGAGAAAGCCAAAGGAACATATGTGGCTCAGTTCTTTAGGGAAATTGTCAACAACAAAATACATCCATTCTTTGATCTGCATATACCTGTGAGTTACCGATCAAGTTCCTCAATGCCAAACTGGCAGAACTTACCGAAGCGTGACCCAGAGATAGGGGATTTAATACGAAAGGGTATCACTCCCCTAAGAGATGATGATGTTTTAATTGAGGCTGATTTCGGTGGTGCAGAAGTTATAACCTCCGCAAGTTATCATAATGATCCTACATTCATTTATGATGTCCAACATGGTGACATGCATAAAGATTTAGCCACTGAATTATGGATGCTTCCGAAAAGTATGCTGATAGCAGCGAACTATAAGTCCAAAGTTAAGAAGAAACTTGCCAAGATGATAAGATTCTTTGCAAAGAATAACTGGACATTTGCTCAGTTCTATGGAGATTATTTTGGTTCTTGTGCTAAGATGCTTTGGGAAAATGTTATTGATGCTGGATTGAAATTGCCCACAGGGGAAACAGTTGAACATTGGATAAACAATAAAGGTATCTACGAATTAGGAGAAGTTGTAAACGGTGAACCAACTCCTGGAAGTTTTATGGAGCATTGTAAGAACATTGAGAAACGTATGTGGACAAAGAGATTTCCTTTGTACACTAAGTGGAAAAAAGATACAGTTAAATTTTATCAGGAACATGGTTTTATAAAGAACCATTTTGGATTTAGATTCACAGGGTATATGAGTCCTAATCAATGTTGTAACTTTCCAATTCAGTCAGCAAGTTTCCATATATTAGTTCATGCTTTGATCAAACTGAATAAGTGGCTGAAAAAGAATCCTAAATTAAGGACTTCTATAATAGGACAAATACATGATTCAATCATAATGAATTGTCCGAGAAAGAATGTCGTGAAAGTCCTGAACAAACTCAACAGCATGGTAAACAATTTACAGAACGAATTTAAATGGTTGCCAATACCAATGACAATGGACTACGAGCTATCGGAAACTAAAGCAGACGGTGGAAACTTTGCAGAAATGACAGAAATCCCACTGAAAAAAATAAATGTAATATATAAACAGGCTGCATAAGGAGAAAAATGGGAAAAAAATTCGTATTAATAAAGGATGAGAGAGAGAAAAAGTTAGTGGAAAAACTGAATGGTTTACTTGAGTGCAAGGAAAATGAATCAAGTGTGGTGAGTGTGGACATAGTGAAATTACATTTGGAATATAAGAATAACAGTTGCATGGTATTGAGGGAAGTAAGAAACTCTGTTTGACATCCGTTTATATTAAATTGTTGTTGACAGGTTATTAAAATAATGTTAAATTAGTACAAAATAAATAAAAGGTGAACCATGAACAAGTTATATAAGACTATAAGTTTTTCCATACCACATAATCAGATTGAATTTGTTGCTAAAAAAGCAAAAGAAATTAAACTTTCCAAATCTAAGTTTGTATCTCACATAGTGGATAATTGGGAAGCAATGACAAATGGATACAGTGACTGTTGTACTCAGAAAATTGACAAAGAATGTGCATGGACTAAAAATGAGTGTAGACTTTTTCAAAAAGATGCGGTAAACTGTAAATTTTATTCTAGAGGGCAGATATAATATGAGTTTGCAAGTTAAACATCGTCCTAATACATTCAAAGAGTTCATTGGGAACGAGACTACAATTGAATCCCTCACTAATGTGCTGAAGAAAGATCCCCCACCAGCAGCTTATCTATTTGTTGGTGGACCTGGTACTGGAAAGACATCTATCGGAAGAGTACTGGGTAACGAATTAGGATGCCATGAATCTGAGTTTGTCGAATATGATGCAGGGGATGATAGGAGCGTGGACAGTATCCGAAGAATGAAATCGGGTCTAATGTCCCATCCTTTAGAAGGAGAAAAGAAAGTCATCTTATTAGATGAGGCACATTCCTATTTAAAACCTGCACAAAATGCACTCTTGAAAACATTGGAAGAACCCCCACCATACGCACACATTATCCTATGTACCACCAATCCAGAAAGCCTCATGGATACAATTAAAAGAAGGTGTCATATTTATGAATTGGAATCTTTGAATGCTTCCCATTTACACAAACTTTTAAAACGTATCATCAAAAAAGAAAAAGTAAAAAAATACCCTGTCAAGACTCGTAATAAGATCGTTGAATTGTCAGAAGGATCAGCAGGAGCAGCCTTAAAATACTTAGACATGGTAATAGACTTCACCAGTTCTAAAAAGGCAATCAAGACACTGAAATCAGCCGGAACGGCACAGTCTGATGTGATTGATATCTGCAAAATATTATGGAACGATGACATGAGTGATAAAAACAAATGGTTCCAAATGAAAAAGGTACTCACTGGTTTTACTGGAGATGCTGAACAGGCAAGACGAGGTATCTTAGGAATATTATCTAAAACCATGCTGAAGAGAGATTTGGACAGTAATATAAATCTTGCCGGAGTATTAGAAAACTTTGAGAGAAACTTCTATGACTCCACCATGAGTGGACTTAGGTTGGCTTGCTATAAATCTTGTTTCAGTATTACAGGGGAATAAAATGAACGATTACAATAAAGATTTGAAAATAGATCCCAATAATTTAACGGGAGAATGGCTGGAACAACCCACAAAAAATATGACTTACAGTGAGTTGTATGCGGATGCAGCATATAAGAGGGACACACTGAAAACAAAGTTAGAACTCACAGCAGCTATTATTGATTCTGAAATTAGGAAGGACTTTCAATCTTTTGGATTTGATACCAAACCTACTGAGGTTGGGATAAAAAATACTATACTGATGGATACGAGATATAAGAAAGCACAGAGGAAAGCTTTAAAGGCTGGAAAACAAGCTAACCTTATGACAGGAGCTAAGACCAGTTTTGAACACAGGAAAAAGGCTTTGGAGAATCTTGTTACATTAGTTGTTACAGGAATGCACTCTGAACCTAAAAATAAGAACAAGGCTCTTGATAAATTAAAAAATCAAGAATTGGCAAGGCTTCATAAGAAAACCAAAAAGGTTTTAAAGGAGGGAAAAAGAAATCATATGATTGGAACGAAGTCGAAGAAGAAAAAATAAACTGGTCACTTGGACACTGGCTTATTAAGCCCATTATATCCATATACTGACCCATTAAAATTAAGGAGTACTTTAGTATGTCTACGTCATTTAGAGACAAGATGAAAAAACAAAAGAAAACCCTGAAGAAACGCCACAATGCCCCACAGAGACAGTCCACAGGCAGATACCCCACCTTCTTTATAAAAGATAACATACCCGAAGGAATCAGTTTCTTCACTTCCAAAGAAGGTGAACATATCATTGATATTGTCCCATTTAAAGCCGGACCGGACATGCCCTTGAGAGAGGATGATGACAAGCCTGTTACAAAGGAAGGAAATCTTGATTACCTTCTGGATCTTGAAGTGCATATGAATGTAGGTGCTATGAAAAAACCATTCATCTGTCCATATCAAAACTTCGGTTTGCCCTGCCCCATTTGTGAGTACATGAAAGAAACCAAATTGGAAAAAGAGGAATGGTCCGCAATTAAGACCAAGAGAAGAGTTGTTTATTTGGTCTGGGTTCATGACTCCATCAAAGATGAGAAGAAAGGGCTACAGCTTTTTCATGCTTCCCATTTTCTTATGGAAGAAAAACTTGCAGAGATTGCAAAGATTCCAAAACAGGGTGGTTCCATTGAATTTTCAGATTATGATGAAGGAATGTCAATTGTCTGGACCCATAAAGGTAAAGGTAGGGACACAAGATACATTGGGCATAAGCTTATCCCAAGAGAAGTGCCAATACCTGATAAAATTTTGAACAAAAGCTTTTCATTGGATGATATTGTAAATATGCATCCCACTTACCTTGAAATCAAAACAGAGTTCTACGGTGCCCCTGAAGAGGATGATGAACCTGTTAAAAAGAAGAAGAAAAAGAAAAAGAAAAAGAAATCCAGTAAGACCTCTTCTTCTAAGTCTGAGAAGATTAAAAAGAAAAAGAAAAAGAAAAAGAAAAAGAAAACGGATAACTTCGATGATGACATCCCATTTTAAAGGACACTGAGCTATGAAAAGACGAATCATAAAAAAAGTAGCTAAGGATATTGAGGACTCAATAGACGAAGTATCCAAAACGAAAAAAGCAGTGACCCTGATATCTTCTGGATCAACAGTATTAAACTTGGAATGTTCTGGTACACATGATGGAGCATTTCAAACAGGTAAGATGGTCAATGTTATAGGGGATAGTAGTTCAGGAAAAACCCTATTGTGCTTGACATGTTTTTCAGAATGTTGTCTGGATGCAAAATTTGATGAGTATGATTTGATTTTTGACGATGTTGAAGCGTCCAATGAATTTGACGTTGCCAAATTGTTCGGTAAAAAGGCAGCAAATAGAATTGATTTCTCCCAACGTAGCAAAACAATTGAGGATTTCAATGATAATATTGCTAGAAGGTTAGACAATAAAACTCCTTTTATTTATATCTTGGATTCATTTGATGCCCTGACCTCTGAGGCATTCTCCGATAAAGATGCAGATAACAGGAAGAAACGTGAAAAAGGGAACGAGGTTAAAGGTTCCTATGGTGACGGTAAAGCAAAAGTCTTCTCGGACTTCTGTAAAAACAGGATTCAGGACTTAAAAGATACGGAATCAATACTTATCATTATCTCACAAACAAGAGACAATATAGGTTTTGGTGCCCAATTCACACCAAAAGTTCGATCAGGTGGAAAGGCTTTACGTTTCTACGCTTGCCATGAAATATGGTTAGATTGTACCAAGACCATAAAAAAAGGAAAAAGAACCATACGCACCAATGTCCGGGCTAAAGTGACCAAGAACAAATTGACCGGAGAAAGAGGCGAGGCTACTTTCCCTGTACTACGTAATTATGGCATAGACGATGTTGCTTCCTGTGTAGACTTCATGATAGATGAAGGTGTTTGGAAAGGTCCAAAGACAGGAATAAACACAAAGGAATTTGTTGAGGATGATATGAGGTTTTCAGAAACTAAACTCATTGAGTACATTGAGGAGAAGGGTCTGCAACAAAAGCTGAGAAAGTTGTGTAGGAAAACGTATCGTCTGGCACTCAAAAAATTAAACCCAAAAAGAAAACCCAAATATTAATTAATTATAGGAGATTTAAAAAGATGTCTAAGAACAAAAAGAACAAAAAGAATGTAGCAATTGAGGCAATTTTCCTTAGAGAAAGAAGATTAACTGTATCTGTTGGAACAACTGCCGATTTTGGCAAATCAAAAGTGGGTCTGTCCCTTGCTGAAAATCTGAAAGAAGATCAAGATGTTCTGGAACAGATTGATGAGATGTTTGACGTTCTGGCGGAAAAGCTGGTTGAAAAATTTGAAGCCCTGTCGGAAAAAATTGGCATTGAGGATTCATCCGATGATGATGATGATGACGACGATGATGATGACGACGATGACGATGATGATGATGATGATGACGATGATGATGACGATGACGATGACGATGACGATGATGATGACGATGACGATGACGACGATGATGATGACGATGACGATGATGATGATGATGATGACGATGATGATGACGATGATGATGACGATGACGATGATGATGACGATGACGACGATGATGATGACGATGACGATGATGATGATGATGATGACGATGATGATGACGAT